GTGAGGCGAACCTTGGCCGCCGTTTGTTTCCATGGCAATTGTTTGCATTGGAGGGCGCCTTTCAAGTGGATCAAGACAACACGTTTGTGCATTCAACCAATTTGGTGAGCACTGGCAGACAAAACGGAAAAACAACAATGCTGAGTGCCATTGTTGGGTGGTGCCTAATTGAATTGCCCCGCATTTGGGGGCGGCCTGTTCGCATTCTTTCCACGGCCCATGAGTTGAGCCTGGCCACTGAGGTGTTTGAAGAATTGCGGGAGGTGTTTGAAATTTGGGAGGCGTCAGGCCTGGCAAAAGTGACGTGGGCCTATGGCCGCAACAAGGTGGTCATGGTTGACGGGTCAACGTATGTGGTAAAAGCGGCGACAGGTAAAAAGCACGGTGGCACTTACGACATCCTTATTGCCGATGAACTTTGGGCCATTTCGGAGGCGTCATATTTCGGGGCGTTGAAACCGTCACAAATTGCGGTGCCTAGCCCCCTGGCGTTCCTCACTTCCACCGCAGGTGATGAAAGTTCAAAAGTGTTTTTGCGTTTACGGGAGGCAGCACTTGCAGACATTGACAAGGCCAAGGCGGGCTCCACATACATGTGTGAGTGGTCATTGCCCCCAGGCGTTGACCCCCTAGACCAAAACTATTGGGGCTACGCCAACCCAAGTTTGGGGCGCACAATTACCGTGCGGGGTTTGCAGGATGCAGCCGAGGCACCTGACCGTTCCTCATATTTGCGGGCCCACTGCAACCAATGGGTTGCGGCGGCAGGTGCGTGGATTAACCCTGGCGTGTGGGCGGCAGCAGTAACGGAACCGTCAAGCATTGAGGGCGGCGTGTTGGCCGTGGACAATTCACTAGATGAGGCCAGGTATGTGGCGGTGCGAGCCGTCAACGACAATGGCCGCATTGTTTGCAACGTGGCGTTTGTTGCGGAGTCATCACGTGCAATGTGGGAACACATAAATGCAGCAATGGAAAACGACCCAAAACTTAGGTTGGCGATCACGCCAGGGTTAGACCTGTTGACACCTGAACGTTGGGCAAAACGCCGCAGTGTTTGGGGGTACGCCGAGCTACTGAAATACACGGGCCTTGTGCGCAACATGATTACGGAGGGCATTTTGTACCACACGGGGGAGCAAATGCTTGCGGAACATGTCAACCGTGCAGTGCTTGTGCGGGCCAATGGTTCCGTTGTCATTTCTTCCCAACGTTCCCCAGGCCCCATAGAGTTGGCACGTTGCCTAGTGGCGGCGGCGTCAATGGTAGCCCGCCCTGGCGGCGGGGGCCGTGCAGCAATGGGCTCGTCAAGGTAGTTGCATTTGCAACTAAATGGTGTAATGATGTCTTGGCAATGGGCATTTTCTCCCGCAAGATCACAACGGCACAAATGGGCACGTCACGCATTGGCGCTGCCGCAGGTGGCTCACAGATTGGCCAGTTTTACGCCTACACAGTGGGCAGCACTGAACTATTAAGCCTCACGGTGCCAACGGTAAGCCGTGCAAGGGATTTGATTGCCGCAATGGTTGGCTCCCTTGAATTTGAGCATTACACAAAACAGTGGAATGTGGACACCCAAGAATATGAAGAGGTGTACCTGCCACTAGAGCCGTGGATGTCACAACCTGACCCCAACGTCACACGAAATTTTATTTTGGCAAACACATTTTCGGATTTGTTTATGTATGGCCGAGCGTTTTGGTATGTAAAAACACGCTATTCAACAGGCCTGCCCGCCTCGTTTGAATGGATGCCCGCCGCAATGGTCAGCACATTGGATCAGGCAGGCCCGCAGTTTTTCGGCAAGTCCACCCAAATTGAATTTAACGGTTTAATGGTTGACCCTGCCAACGTCATCACATTTTTAAGCCCCATCATTGGCCTCACATTCACGGGTGCACGTGCCGTGAACATTGCGTTGCACTTAGACCAGGCCGCCGACAGATACGCCTCCCTAGAAACGGTGCCAGGTTATTTGCAACAACGCTCAGGGGAGACTATGAGCGGCGATGAACTAACAGACATTGCCGACCAATGGGCAGCCAATAGAAAAGTCAACGCAGTTGGTGCACTAAATGACTATGTGGAATTTGTGGAATTTTCCAATTCACCTGGCGAGGTGCTTGACAGACAACGCCAATACCAAGCTCTTGAGTTGGCACGAATTGCGAACATCCCGCCATATCTCGTAGGTGTTGCCACTGGCGGCATGACATACCAAAACGCACAACAGGCCAGACAAGATTTGTATTTATTCGGTGCAAAACCGTTTTTGGATTGCATTCAACAAACCCTCAGCATGGACAATGTGCTCCCACGCAACCGTTTTGTTTCCTTTGACCTTGACGACTACCTCGGCGAGCATGAAATGGCAGACAACATGACCAACGAATTACCACAGGAGGAAACACCCAATGATTAAGTTTCAAGCCGCAGCAATAACACTTGACGCAGCAGCAGGCGAAAACAACCCACGCACCATAACTGGCATTGCAGTGCCATGGAATGTGGAGGCCACTGTTATGTCGGGCGAGCGTGTTTTGTTTGAACGTGGCGCCTTTGACGTGAACCAAAAGGCCGCAAAACTTTTAGAAAATCACGACATGACACAGTTACGTGGCACCGTGCCTGAACTTGCAGACAGTGAAGAGGGCCTATTGTTCACCGCCAAGTTTGCAAACACCAATGCAGCAAATGACGCAGTGGAACTAGTCAAAGCAGGTGCCTACGACTCCGTGAGCGTAGGTGCCGAACCGATCAAAGCGAAGTACGACAAGAACGGCACATTGGTTGTAAGCCAGGCCCGCCTCGTAGAACTCAGCCTCGTTGCCGCCCCTGCATTTGCGGGTGCAGTAATTACAGAAATCGCCGCCGCCGAACCTGAACAGGAAGAAGTGGCAGACGAAACCCCAACCGACATAGGAGAGAACATGTCACAAGAAAACCCAACGGTTGAGGCCGCCGCCGAAACCGTACCAACCACCCCATTGTTTGCAGCGGCCCGCCGTGAATTCAAACTCCCATCACCTGCCGAATACATTGGCGCATTTATTCGTGGCGGTCACGAATTCGCACAGATGAACGAAAACATCCGTGCCGCTGCACCTGATGTGTTGACTAGCGATTTGCCTGGCGTCCTCCCGACTCCGATTGTCTCTAGCGTTTACAATAATTTTCGGGGCCTGAGGCCTGTCATTGACTCCGTGGGGGCACGTGCACTTCCACAAAGCGGCAAAGTTTTTATTCGCCCCGTAGTGACAACACACACCACCATTGGTGCAGTAACCGAAAACAACAACGCCATTCCTGACGGCACATTTGTTATTGACGATGTGCAATTCACCAAGGGCATTTTCGGCGGTTACGTAGAAGTGTCAGAGGCCTCGCTTGATTGGTCACAGCCTGAAGTATTGAGCGCAATGCTTGACGACATGGCCCGCATTTACGCAAATCAAACTGACGATTACGCCGCAGGAGTTTTGGAGGCAGGTGTCACCAATACAAACAACTTTACGGCGGCAGACATTGCAGACCCAACCGATTGGGTTCAGTGGATGTACACCGCAGCAAGCGACATCCTCACAGCGTCAAATGGCAACTTGCCAACCACTCTTTGGCTCGCTCCAAACCGTTGGGCGTCACTTGGAACATTGGAAGATGGCCAGGGCCGCCCATTGTTCCCACAGGTTGGGCCAATGAATGCATACGGCCAGGGTGCAGGCGTTAGCGACACAATGATTACCGCATTTGGTATGCGTGTTGTCGTTGACCGCAACCTCACTAGTGGCATGATGATCATTGGAGACCCAACAGGTATGGAATACTACGAGCAGCAAAAGGGTGCCCTAAGCATTGACTCCCCAAGCACCCTCAGCCGCACCGTGGCGTTCCGTGGCTATGCAAGCGCCAAGGTCATTGACGACACCAAGTTCATCAAGGCTGCATTCGTCTAATTGACGGAGACACGGAAAGGGTAAGGGAATGGCATACACAAAAACAGTTACAAACGCCGTAGCCGTTGCGGGTGTGCATACCCTTACCCTTTCCAATGTCACCAACCTTTACGTTGGAGACAAAATTAAGGTTCAGGGGTGCGGCAACAACTTTGACGGCACCCATACCATTACCGCCATCAACACAACCAACCTCACCGTTTCATTTTCGCAAGGCAACCAAACACACGCCGCCGTTGTTGTCACTGGCCTCCTCAATGTGGTGGTGCAGTGGATCACAACAAACGATTTGCAAATTTGGCTCGGCATTGACGTTGCAACAAATAACGACACATTGTTTATGGGCCAGGCCGTTGACGCCGCCAATGAATGGGTGTTTAGAAAACGCCAGGAGGCCGCCTACACGTTAGACCGTGCAGCTCTTGTGCCAACCGCTGACGTTTTCCTTGGCACCGTTTCCTATGCGGCGGGCAAATACCGTGAACGTGGCGCAATTGACGGTTACGCAAGTTATGACTCTTTTACGAGTGCAACACCAACAATGACAATGGGGCAAATTATGGCACTCATTGGTTGCGGCAAACCGCAGGTTGGATGATGGCTGCAACAGGAACATTGGCCGCCGCCGTTGCATCAGTAAAGGCAGAACTAACCGCATTAGGTTTGGCCCCCGTTACTGACAGCCGCAACGCACGACCAAAAACTTGCATGATTGAATTACCAACGGGCGAGACATTTACAAACAATGTTTTGACCATTTCGTTGCGTATTCGCATTTTAGGTGCACCACCTGCAAACCAAGACAGCGCCGACTATTTAACAACCACCGCAGACACCGTTATCAACTCCAAAATTTCGGTTACAGATTTTAGGCCAGGCACCGCCAACTACGGCGGCCAAGACCTCCCAACATATGACCTCACCGTTGCCGTAGCAGTACGGCGCAACTAAAAAGGAAACAACAGAATGGCAACAACCACATTCCTCAGCAATGCAACCGTCAACATCACCCAGGGTGCAACCACCTACGATTTGAGTGACCAGGCAAACGCAGTGTCTATCACTATTGGCTACGATTCACTTGAGGCCACCGCCTTTGGTGACACTGGCAGGCGATTTGTTAAGGGCCTCCTCAAGTCCGAAGTGGCCATTACGTTTTTCTTGTCATACGGTGGCACGGGTGCAACCTCAGAGGTTGAAACCGCACTTGCCGCAATTGTTGGCCAGGGAAACACAACGTTGGTTATTTCCCCAAGCGGAACCACCGAGGGTGCAGACAACCCCGAATACACCATTACAAATTGCATGTTGGCAGAGTTCACGCCGATCAATAGCACCGTGGGAGAATTGGCCACGGTTGAGTGCACATTCACGGGAGGCGTTTGGGCCCGTGACATTACTACTCCGTAACAACAACCGAAAGGGAAACAAAAAATGCAAATAACAATTCGTGTAACACCCGTAGAGGGTGACACCTACGATGTTAAAACTTCATTGTTTGTCATTGTCTCGTTTGAGCGTAAATTCAAAATACGTGCAAGCGAATTGGCAAACGGTGTTGGAATGGAACATTTGGCCTACATGGCTTATGAGTCATGTAAGCAGGCCAACATCCCCGTGCCTGTTTCATTTGACGAGTACATTAAGCGCATTAGTGCAATTGACGTTGTGGCAGATGAACCCGCAAACCCTACAAACGAGGCTCCTACCTCCGATCACTAGCCATTGTGTTAGTTGAAACGGGGTTTTGGCCTCCACAAATACCGTTTGAGTTTGTAGAACTTGCAACCGTTATTGACGTAATAAACGAAAGCCGAAAGGAACACAGACAATGACAAACACACGCATTGAAGTGTTAGGCGCAAAAGAGGCCGTTCGTTCGTTAAACAAATTAGAACCAGGGCTCCGCAAACAATTTGTTGCAGAGGCTCAAGCAATTGGCGAGCCTGCATTTGAAGAGGCCCGCCGCCGTTATGCAAATTTCAATTGGGGTGTTTCCCGTTTGCAAAATGTTGCATACAAATGGAATGGCCCCGCCACTGGGGGGCGTCAATTGTTCCCGTTCAAACTTGATAGGGCATACAAAGGTTTGAAAATTCGGGTTGAGGGTGACAGGCGCAAAACCGCCGTGATTGTTTTGGAGCAGCGTGACGCAGCCACCGCAGTGTTGGAAAGTGCAGGCCGCACAAACAAAAACCCATTGGGTGACAACATGGGGCCACTACGGCCAGGCCACACACGTGTGTTAGGCCCTGCACTGTTCTCCAAAAAAGAGGCGGTTAACCGCATGTTTGAAAAACAAATTTTGAGCGTTGTAAAACGTGTGAATGAGGAGTTGCGCTAATGGCCTTGTCTATTCCAATTATTACGGAATTTAACGGTTCAGGAATTGCCAAGGCAAAACAAGAATTTGCACAATTGGAGGGCGCAGGCGCCAAGGCACAATTTGCAATTAAGAAAGCGGCCATCCCCGCAGCGGCCGCACTTACTGGTATTGGCGTTGCATTGTTTGACGCCACCAAAGGCGCCCTAGAGGATGCAGCCGCACAAGAGTTGTTGGCCAAGGCATTGAAAAACAACACCAATGCCACTGACGCACAAATTAAAGCCAACGAAGATTGGATCAGTAGCCAAGGCAAACTCCTGGGTGTCACTGATGACCAGTTGAGGCCAGTGGTGGCCAAACTTGCCACCCAAACAGGCTCATTGACCAAGGCACAAGAGGGTGCAGCTCTTGCAATGGACATTGCAGCGGCAACAGGTAAACCACTTGCAACCGTGTCGGATGCACTTGCCAAGGCTTACGGCGGCAACACCAAAGCGTTAGCAAAGTTAGACCCCAAACTTAAAGACCTCATCGCAGATGGCCTAGACGCTGAGGGCGCAATGTCTGTTTTGTCGGACACATTCGGGGGTGCAGCATCAACCAAAGCAAACACGGCGGCGGGACAATTTCAACGCCTAGGTGTCACACTTGCGGAAACTAAGGAATCAATAGGCGCCGCCCTGTTGCCTGCAATTAACGCCGTGTTGCCGTTCCTTACCAAACTTGGAAATTGGGCCTCCGAAAACACAAAGGTGTTTTTAATTGTTGGGGGCGTTATTGGTGGCATTGCTGCCGCAGTGCTACTAGTGAACGGTGCGTTGGCTGCATGGACAGCGATCACAACGGCGGCCACCGCAGTGCAAGCGGCGTTTAATGCGGTTATGGCGTTAAACCCTGCCGTGCTCATTACTGTTGCAATTGTTGCCCTAATTGCTGCCCTGGTTATTGCCTACAAAAAATTTGAGGGGTTCCGCAACATTGTGGACAGTGTGTTTGGTTTTATTAAAACGGTTGTGAGTGGTTCAATAGACGTAATTAAGGGCTACTTTTCAACGCTCCTAGGTTTTTACAAGGGCATTTTCAACGGCATTGCAACACTGTGGAACAACACAATTGGCAAGTTGTCATTCAAGGTGCCTGGTTGGGTGCCTGGTTTGGGTGGCAAGGGTTTTGACGTTCCAAACATTCCCATGTTGGCAAACGGTGGTATTGCAAAATCTGCCACCCTGGCCCTCATTGGAGAAAAAGGGCCTGAGGCAGTGGTGCCACTCTCCAAGGCTGACCAATTCGGTTTTGGTGGTGGCGGCAACGTGTATGTGACAGTGCAAGGCGGCGACCCAAACGCAGTAGTTGACGCCCTACGCCGCTACCAACGGCAGAATGGGGCCATCCCCATCAGAGTGGCCTCGTGACCGTTCAGGCCTACACGGTGGACTATTCCACAGATGGCACCACCTGGTTGCCGTTGTCTAACGTTCAGGAAATTAGCGCACGTGTGGGCCGTGGCGGGTTACAAGACACATTTGAGCCATCTGCTGCCACTGTCGTGTTGCGTTACCCAACAGGTTACGCCGCCCCTAACACTGCACTAATCGTTGGCACCTGGTTGCGTTTCCAACGCACGGGCGGCCTTTACGAAATGTGGCGAGGCAAAATTCGCAATGTAACGGTCACATGGGGCAAACCTTATGTTTCAGGTGTTGGCAATGCTGACTATGTAACCCTTGAATGTGAGGGTTCAATGGCAGAGTGGGGCCGTGTGCAAGGCAACGGCCAAGTGATTGACACAGACCTAGCCGCATACCAGTTGGGCGATCTAATCACCTACACGGGCCTTACCATTGGCACAACATTTACCGTGGCCAATTCACCAACACTGGCCACCTCAAGTGTGGATGGTTCCTACCTTGAATGGCTCAACACATTTGCCGCAACATTGGGGGCCACGCTAAAAGATGGGTCAGGCCAAATAGGCGTGTACACCAAAGATTTTGTGGGCACATTGCCGATTGCGTTCAGTGACGTTGCAAACAATGCAACCAACCAGGTGTTTGACGAATTAACATTTGACAGTTTGAGCGCCGATTGGTACACGCAAGTGGAAGTTCAAACCAACACATTGGGCAGCGTAGTTGTTAACAGTGGAGCAGCTCCTTACCGCACCCTTAGAATTTCAACGTTTAACAGCACCGTGGGCCAAGCCACAGACCTTGGCAACTATTACCTCGGTATTTACAGCACCCCCTCGTTTGGTATTTCAGCCATTAGCGCAACCGCAGAAGAACAAAACACATTTGGGTTGGATTTGGGATACGCCTGGTGGGATTTGCCTGGTTACCGTTGCAACCTCACATTCCGTGGCGCTACTTATTACCTGCAAATTTTGGGTTGCAATTTTAGTGCCACGCCTGATGGCTCCCGTTTCACTTATTCAGTAATTGACGCCGAACTTGTGCCATACCTGATCCTTGATAGTGACGTGTACGGCATACTAGACACAAACAAATTAAGTTGGTAAAAATATGACATTCCCAGTATTTAACGTTGCCGAAACTCTCCGTGCGGCTGACATGAACGCCGTGGGCCTTTGGTTGGTTAAAACACAAACAGTGCCAAACGGTTCATTGTCTGCCGTAGTTACTGGCGCCTTTTCTGCTGATTACAACAATTATTTTGTTAGTTACACGGGCGGCACGGGCTCTGTTGGCGGTGCACAATTGCGTATTGCATTTAACGTTGACACTGCAAACAATTATTACTCAAACCTAATTACACAAACGGCAGGCCTAGCAGCAGTAAATGGCCAGGCATTTGGTGCATTGGTAGGTTTCACGGTTGTTGGCTACGTGGACACTGGCGATTTTTCTTGCTCACTAACAATTAACAACCCAAATAGAACATTGAACACAAACTTTTATGGCTCTTTTAATTGCCTAGGTGGTTTTTCCCAAGTGGGCACGGTTGGGGGTTGGTCAATTGGTACAGGTGCAAACACTGGTTTTACTTTTTACCCGTCAAGTGGAACACTCTCAGGCGGCACAATTCGCATTTACGGGTTCAGGAATTAAGAAATGACAAAACCACAAATTTTGATTGGCGAAGAAACACGAGAAATGACAGAGGATGAATACCAAAATTATTTGCAAATTATCGGTGACAATGAGCCTGTTGTGCCTGACGCTGACTAGTTGCGCTGACCGTACACGGGAAAATTGCGACACCACCAAAGCCACCTCACTATTTGAAAGACGCTGCCAATGAAACCCGAAAACCGCCTCAGCAATGAAGAAATAAAAGCCCGCCTAATACTGGTAGTAGGCATAGGCCTAACGTTGTCATTTGTCATGGCCATTGCCTCCCTCATATTTGGGCTCCTCTTTGTGGTGCAGCCTTTGGAACAGTCACCCAATGACGCCGAGGCGTGGGCCGTATTGTCACCCATGCTCATGACGTTGGCAGGTGGCCTCATAGGCCTCCTAGCAGGTAACGGCCTCAAGGACAAACCCAAAGAACCAACACCACCCGCAGGCACCCCGTAATGGCCGCCACAAAAAAACCAAACCCCTACATTGGTTGGGATGGCAACAGTGACGGCAAACGGCCAGGCGTGGAGCGCATGATGTCTTTAATTCAACGCCGTTGGAATGCAGAAAATTGGGGCACCTGGCAGGTGCGCACAATGCGGGGGTCAAAACACCCCTCAGTGCATGGCACGGGCCGTGCCCTTGATTTCATGATCCCCGACAACGCACACAAGGCGCAGGCCATTGCCTGGTTCACACGCCCTGACGTTGTGGCCGCCCTCGGTGTGCAGGAGCTGCACGTGTACCGTTGCAAGGAGTCCAAATGGGGCAAGGGTTGGCGCATTGGTAGGGGTTGGAAAATTTGGACAGCCACGGACAACGGCGGCACCCCTGGGTACGCCCATTTGCACCTAGAAGTTGACCACAGCCTATGTGATGACGCTAAGGCCATGGAGGCCGCCTGGCGGGCATTGCCCCGCCCATAAGGTTTGCGTGGCTTGAGTCTTGGACAACTCGCCCCGCATGGCCCCTGGGGGTAGTTTCCCGCCCCTGGGGGCCACCCCCCTGTTTTGCAATACTTGACATTGCAAACAAATGATGGTTAAATAATTGAGTGCCGCCAAGGGCACCAAACAAAAGAGGAAACAATGAACCGCAAAGACATCAACCTGTTGTTACAAATTCGGCAGGAACTCAAAGCAATAGGCGCTCCTGGCGTTATTACTGCACAAGAGGCAAACGATTTGTGTGCAACATATGGTTTTGAAAACAACAAGTTTGCACGTATTCCACGCCAACGCCGCATGTGTGCACCTGTAAACCTTGCTCAACTTGCCGCCGAAATTGTCAAGTTGGACAAGGAATCAAAAAAGGTTGTATCAAAGTAATGCAAACAATGTTTTGGTTTGGGTTTGTTTGCGGGGGAATAACCTCCGCAACATTCACCGCCCTGCACTTAACAACCAAATACCGCAAGGAAGAAAAGGCCCGTTTACAACGCATGTGGGCACGTAATAGGTTTTGCAGATGAAGAAAACAACATTGGCAATTGTCGCCGCCATGATCCTGGTAACACCCGCAACGCAAACCAATGCGGGAATGTTTACGGGCCTTGCCGTAGGGGATGCAAGGTTCTACCACCGCCTTGCAAAATGTGAGACAGGTTCCAATTACGCTCACGCAACACGCAGTTACACAAGCGGGTTTGGAATTGCAAAAGGCGTGTGGCAACGGTTTAGCAACAGCAGCAGTGCGGAAAGGTACACGCCAAGACAACAGGCCATTGTGGTTGACCGCATAGCATTTTTAGGGTTCACGAAAAATGGTGTGTACCACCCGCCTGTTGGCCCTTGGGGGTTTGGCGCAATACGTACACAAAACTGCATGAACTTGCAAAACTTCATTTGTAATAACAAACGGCCAACCATTCAGCGTTGGCAAAAACGTTGTCAATAAACCAGGAAAGGGAAACATGGAAAACAACGAAACACAAAAAACAGTGGCGGCAAGAATAAGCCTCCACGACTACCAGGTGCTCCAAGCACAAGTTCAGGCGGGCAACTTTCGCCGCATGTCGGATGCAATTCGTGCATGTGTGCGTTACACGGTCACACAATTAGAACAGGCCCCGCAAAATGAGAAATGAAACACACGCAGACATTGACCACCTCAGTGCTGAACAGGCAACCGCACTTACATGGCTAATTGTTTGCGCTGGTGCACGTGAGTGCAAATGCCATGTTGTTGACAAGTGCATTACCTGCGTAAGCATGGAAAAAACGGCGGCAGCATTTCCAAATATTTACAAGACATATGAACTCGCACGAAAGGAAACAAAATGAGTTTGGAAGAATACGAGCCCGTGGCCAGTCGGTTTGGCCGTTTTATTGATTGGTGCATTGCGCACGGCCACAAACCACAAGTTTTGAGCGAAATGATGAGCACCCCTGGGGCCGAGGTGTGCGTGTTCAAAACAACAATTGTGTTGGATGGAGTCATTGCGTCAACAGGTTGGGCCGAGGAAATTCGGGACACGTCAGGCAAACGCAGCGTCAATGCAACTAGCCACGTTGAGAATTGTGAAACGTCAAGTTTGGGCCGATCCATGGCCAACTTTCCGTTTGCAAATTTTGCCGGTACTGACTACGCCAAACGGCCATCACGTGAAGAAATGCAAAAGGTGCAGCGCCAACAAAAAACGGTGCATGTGCCGCCGTCAGTGCGCAACGACATGGCAGCAGCAAACGGCATCACCGTCAAGGGCACACAATACGGCCCGTTGCCTGACTGGTTAGTGGTTGACGCATTCAATGCGGGGGTGTCTGTTGTTTGGGATAACAGGGACAAGGTGCCAGGCACCAAACGCCCATGGTTTAAAGACGTAAACGGCGAAAAGGCATTTTGGCCACCAAAGGGAACACCTGACCCAATTGTTGCAACCCACGAAGATGACCTATCCGAGCCAGGCGAAGAGGAGCCTTTCTAATGGTGCAATTCATTACATTTGTTGGCTATTCGTTGTTTATATACGCAATAGGCCTGGCAACGGGGCGGGGCTACCGTGGCAACTAATTACAACCGCAAACGGTATTACACCTCAAGCCGCAACGATTCGGCAATGAGCTGGACACAAGAGTTGTTTGACCTACGTAAAGAAGTTGCAGAACTTAAAACCGAAAACGAAACGTTGCGTAGCCAACTAGTTGCAGCAGAGGCAGAACTACGCCGTTTGAACGGGGGGGCATAATGAATGAGGCAAACGAGGCCATTTTTCAAGATCAGGTCATCCAAATCGCCAAAATGAATGGGTGGCACATTCACCACGCCTCACCGCATAAGGTTGGCAAAACATGGCGTAGTGACGGAAACGGCACACCTGACCTAATCCTCGCACACCGCACCAAAGGGCTTATTTTTGCTGAACTCAAAACGGAACGGGGCAAAATGACAACCTCACAACAAATGTGGGCGTTAGCAATTCAACCGTGGGCCGAATACTACCTTTGGCGGCCAAGCCAACTCCAACTCATTGCCACACGCTTAGGTAAGGTCCCACAATGACCGCCAAACCATTTGACCGTGACCAATACAACCTAGATGACAACGCAAAACACCTGGTTGCCGCATGGCTAACCAAAAAATGGGGTTTTGAAAACGCCAGGGTGAACCCTGACGAATACGGCATTGATCTGCTAGCGGAACGCAACGGCACGTTTTACGGCATAGAGGTTGAAGTAAAACACAATTGGAACGGCTACGAATTCCCGTTTGCAAATGTCCATTGGGCTGCCCGCAAGGTCAAATTCTTGGGCGTTTGTGAACGCACATATTTTGTGATGTTAAGTACAGACAGAAAACACGCCCTCATTGCCAATGACGCAGCGTTTGACGGTGCGCAAATAGTCAAAAAAGACACCGTGCACACAAGCGGTGAATGGTTCCTACAAGTGCCTTTGGACAAGTGCAGGTTTTACGAGCTATGAACCAAGATTCATTGTTCCCATTACCACAAACGGCATCTACAAGTGATGACTATTGGACACCAAAGTGGTTGTTTGACGCCCTAGGCATTGAATTTGACCTAGATGTTGCCTGCCCCCCTGACGGGCCACCAAACACGCCCGCCGCCGCCTGGTACACGCAAGAAACAAACGGCCTAATTAACCCATGGCATGGGCGGGTATGGATGAACCCCCCATTTAGCAGTACCA